CTACTGGCAAGCCGGTTAAGAGTAAGAAGACCACTGGCAGCGTTAAGGGTTACCTTTACGAACCTAATAGCTCGTATGGTACTAGGGCTGAGCTAGACGAAAATGGTAAGTATGCTGGTTTGACTGGTCGTGCTGGTCGTGGTGACTCTGCTAAGGATCAGTATGGTCCTCGTGGTCAGGATTACTTAAGCAGAAAGTCTGGTTATCAGGCAGATGCTGCTTATCAGCAGTCTTGGATTAACAAGGGCAAGAAAGCCTCTGATGACATGCGTGCTAAGGCTACTGCTTTGTCTATGATGAAGAAGAAGTCTAAGTAATGGCTTGTTCAGGTTGCAAGGGTCAGAAGTGCAAGTGTAAGCACGGAGTTAGCTGTAACTAATGCCTATTAAGGATCCTGAAGGTGGCTTAACGGCTGCTGGTAGGGAGCACTTTAAGCGCACTGAGGGCGCTAATTTGAAGCCGGGTGTGCGCAGCTATGAGGGTGCGTCTACGGCTGATAAGAAGCGTTGGACTAATTGGGCTACTAGGTTTGCTGGTAGATCTGATATCCCTCCGTTGAAGAAGCCTAGTGGTGAGCCTACTCGTTTTGCGTTGATGTTTAACGCTTGGGGTGAGAGTGTGCCTTCTAGTGAGTCTCAGGTGCGTGCTGTAGCTAGGAAAGCTGCGTTGCGTAAACGAAGTTTAAATATAGGTAAATAGAGGAAAACCCCCTCCTATTCGGTGGGGGTTTCTTCTTTGAGTTCTGGCATTGGTAAGCCCAATGATTTGAGTATGATTTGCACTGTTGGGCATGGGTATTCTATGTTGCCGTCGCAGCTGGAGCATTCGGTGCATGTCCATGGTTCTTCTTCTTGGTTGATTCCGTGTAGTTGGAATACTGCGTCTAGTGCGGTGAACATGTTTTTGATGCGTTCTTGTGCTTCTTCGTCTGTGATGACTGGGGTTTGTTCTGTCATTTGTCTCTCTTATTCTCCGTTTTGGTTTATTCTCTTAAAGTATTCTAGTCGTTCTTGGCGTGCTGTTTCTAGTGCTGCTGGTGATTGGTAGAACGTGTTTTTAGCTCCGAATAGGTAGTTGATCCATTGTCTTTCTCTGTTGGCGTCTTCGTATTCGCCGATCTTGTAGTCGTCTCTTGGTCCGAATGGTGTTTGTCCTGTGATTCTGGATAGGGATGAGAATCCTGTTTGGTCGATGAGGTATTGTGAAATGTTTTCTACTTTTCCTACATCTCCGATTTTGTTGCCTGTTGCTATTTCTGCAGGGATTTTGAAGATGGGGCTGATGTTTCCTCCGACGATGCCACCTACTCCTTTTGTGCCGAATGGGTTTAGGTTGTTGCCTATGTTTTCCCATAGTCCTGCTCCGGGTGTTGCTTGGAATTTGGATAGGTAGGAGTCGATGACGTCTAGTTGTGTGATCGCTGGTTTAATTCCTTGTGGACCGTATTCGCCTTGCCATTGTGGTCCGTAGACTGTGTTGGTGTTGTAGGCAGCATATAGTTGTGTTGGGTCGAATGGTTGTCCGAAGCTTTCTGGGTTTAGTCCTTGTGATTCGGCTATGGCGAATTGTAGTTTGGATGGCATGGTGATTACGCCCGGGGTGTTTGCTGCTAGGTCCATCATTTTGAAGAATGCTTGTTTTTGCCATGTGTAGAAGTAGAAGAGGCGTCTAGCGTATTTGCGTTCTTGTGCTGTTAGGGTTCCTACTGTTGGATGGAATTCGTGTACTTTTGATCCTGCAGCTTCGAATGCTTGTTCTAGGGATTTGTATGGTCCGCCTTTTTCTAGTTCTTTGATGAATAGGGCGTAGCGGAATACGTTGTCTCTGCTTGCTGCGAATTGGGCTAGTACGTGGTCTGTTGAGGCTACGCCTTTTGTTACAGGGTTGCTCATGAATTTGCCTCTTGTTGTGCCTTGTAGGAGTTCGTTGTCTACGACATCTTTGGCTCTTCGTGGCGTAATTCGGACTCCAGCGACCGCTGTAGCCCCTTTGCCGATGCCAGCGTAATCTAGGGTAAATTCTTTTATTTTGCCTGTCTTAGGGTCTTGTAGGGCTATTTTGACCCCTTTTTCGGCACCTGCGAAGACGTAGCCTTCAGGGATGTTTGTTTTAGCTATTTCAGCTAGCATTCCTTCGTCTAGTTCGTCGATCATTCTGTATTCTTTCATAACCCTGAGTGCTGTGTCGTAGTAGCGTGGGGTGACGCCAGCTAACGCATTTGATACTGTGTTGCCCATGATGCTTGTCATGTGGTGTCCGGGACGCCAGATTGTGTTGGATGCTTTTAGTACGCTTACTACAGGGTCTGCCATGTTTACTAGCTTTTGCATTCCGCCTTTACCGAAGGATCTTTCGTATTCTAGGTATTGGTTTAGTGAGCTGAGTCTTTTAACTATTTCTGGGTGAAATAGTGGTGGGGCGTCTGATGCGCCTAGGAAGCTGCTTAGTCCACCTTCGTCTGCGATTGGCTTGTAACCTTGCTTGAGAGCTTGTTCTCTGGTCAATCCGTCTGCTTGGTGTCCGAAGTGGCGTACAGCTGATTCTGCTAGCTGTGGTCTGATCATTGATAGCTGTATAGCTGAGTGGTATTTAGATAGGATTTCGATGATGTTGTCGTTTTCGTCGAGTTCTAGTTCTTTCCAGAAGTCTTTAGCTTCGTCAGCTGTTGTTACTGATCTTGATTCGAAGAATGCTGCCTGTTTGTTTTGTCCCACTAGTTTTAGTGAGCTGATCATTTCGTCTGCGTGGATGCCTTCTTGGACTAGTTTGTTCCAGTCGCTGAGACCGTAGATGTTGTCGATAAAGTATACGAGTCCTTCAGCGATTTGTTTGTCTGCACCAGTTAAGCCAGCTATTACGTTGTCTCTTGTTGCTTCTGTTGTGTCTTGTAGCATCCTGAATGTTGCGTTAAATTTTGGGATGTCTTGTCCGTAGGCGTCAGCGAATTTGCGTAGCTCTGATGTGACGATTGCAGAGTTTTCTAGGCGTAGGTGTTCTACACCGATTAGTTTAGTTTTGAGTTCTGTACCCATTGTTGCGATGTTGGATACTTTGGAGATAGCTTTAGCTAGTCCGCCTACTATGGTGCCGTAATAGTTTTCTAGGTAGTATTGGCGTGAGATTGAGGAAGCTTCGATGCTGGATTCCATGTTTCGGATCAGTTCGTTTTCTTCTACTTCTTTTGCTGTTTGTTGTGCTGCTGCAGCTGAGATGTCGTTGTTGTTTTCTCGTTTAGCTTTGTTTAAGTCTGTTTTGCTTGTTTTGCCGGTAGCTTTTTTCTTTTTAGCTGTGTTGCGTACTGCTCTGTTGTTTCTTGTTGTTTGTGTTACTGCAGCTAGTGATACGTCGTCTAGGCTTGAGAAGAATAGTGCGATGGCTTGTTGTGCGAAAGCTAAGCTTAGGTTGTCTGGCATGGATTTTACTAGTACGTCGTCTTTGAATAGGTCTACGATTCCGTTGTCGAGTAGAAGTTTTCCGTAGCCTTGCATTCTAGCTCCGAAGCTTGTGAGATCTGCTACTGATTCTAAAGTTTGTGTGGCTAGTTTGTATGCGTCTGCTCTAGCTAGGGTGACGGTTACTGCAGTTAGTGTGTCATTTTCTTTAGCTAATGTTTTAATAAAGTTTGGGTCGGTCATTGCTTTAACTAGGTTGTTAACAACTTTTGTTCCTTCAGTTGTTTGTGTCCATGCTAAAGCTGCTTTAAGTTCTGCAGCTTTTTGAGGGCTTGCAGGTTTACCGATGCTGTTTGTTAGTGCGTCTCTGATGTCGTCTTGTAGTTCTTGAACAGTTTTGTTTCCTGCGTTTTCTAGTACTCTACGTGCGGCTTCGGATAGGTTTTGGAATTGGATGTTTTCTTTTCCGTTTGCGCTTCTTAGTATTGCTGATGCAAACAGTTTCTCATTTCCGGTGCCTAGGAATACTCGTGCAATGTCTCCCATTCCTAGGAATGAGTAGTGCATTGCACCTTTTTGTACTACAGCTTTATTTATTACTAAAGGTATTCCAGCTAGTCTTGGCACCATGTCTGCAAGGGTTGCTCTTCCAGCAAAGTCGGCTACGATAGATCCACCTGTTTTAGTGTTTGGGTTTTTTCCTCTTAGTAGCCCTGCTATTCGTGCGTATGAGTTTGCCATTACGTGGTGGGTTACCATGTCTTCTAAGCCAACGTCACGTGTGTACATTTGAGTGTTTTTGTCGGTTGCTACTGGTCGTCCTAGGGAATCAAATTTTTCTCCCTTTTTAGATTTTATTTGTATGTCTTTACCGATTTCGGCTGCAGCTATACCCATTGATTCGACACGGTTGATTTGTTCTTTGCCTTTAACTGCAAGCTGGGAGACTACTTCTTTTTCTAGGAAAGGTGCTACTACTTCTTGTATTGCGTTAGGTAGCGCAACGTATCCAGCGAAAAGTGCATCGTTTGTGCATGTGGATCTTTTTTTAGCCATTAGTATTGACCTTTCTGTACACCTTTAAGTAAGTCGTCGCCGTAGAATGTTGAAGCTAGTTCTTCACGAACAGCTCCGGTGCCTGTGTCTGTTGCACCTCTGCTAACGCCAAGGCTTTGTAGGAATTCTGTTCCTGTTGTTTTTGGTCCACCAATAACATCGAATCTTGTTGCGCAGAACTCATCAACTAAGTCTACTGCATCTTCAGTGAACTTTACTACGCTTCGTTGTACGTCGCCCGGATCTGCAGCTTCAATAGCTTTCATAAGTGCAGTGTTCTCTTCTATGCTTTTGCTAAATACAGCTCTAGCTTGGTAGATGACTGCTTCGCTTTTCGCTGCAGATTCGATTTTTTTAACCATGTCGTTGAATGCAGGTAAAGCTTCTTTTTGGAATTGTTTGAATACAGCTTCTGGTGCTATGTTGTCTGCTAGTTTAATTCCGATGGATGTCATTACGCTTGATAGTAGCGCTGCTTGTTCTGGCATTGCAATAAATTCTTTAGCTTTGATACCTGTGCTAATGTTTCCGATTGCTTCTCGTACTGCTTGTAGGTCTGCTAGCTGCATTTTGCCTACGCCTGATTGCTCTGACCATTCGCTACCTTCTTTACCGGATCTTCCAGTGAATGGTTTGCCTTCATCAGTTATTCTACGGACTGTAGGTAATGGTGCGCCTCTTAAGCCAACAAAGTTGTCGTCTGTCCCAGACATGTTTGATACGTCTAGATTTGCTGCCTCACGCTCTGTAACAACATTGCCTAGCTTGTCTACTGGTGCACCTGTGGTTGGGTCTTTACGCAATAGTGGGAGGATCTGACCTTTACCTTTTTTAGATATTTTACGTAGGTCATCACGGTTGTTAATGTAGATCTTCATCTTTGGTTTTGCACCAAGCTTGAGGATGTCTTCAGCTTTACCACCGATAGCGATCTTAGCGTCAGCATAAGTTTTTACTACGCCTGTGCTAAGTAGTTTTGTTGCTGCTGCGTTAAATTCTTTTTCACTCATGTCAAGAATCTTTACACCGTTAGATTTAATGTCGTTTAGGCTAATTTTAAATTTGTCACTCATAAACTTAGCTATAAAAGGGCTGAGCTTTCTGTTTGTAACCATTGACCCAATGTTTTCTAGCATCTTACCTAGAGTGGACATCGGCTTACCGTTGAAAGATCCGTTAAGTACAGCCATTGGCAAGATTTCAGGTAGTTTACCTAAGCCTACTAGTTGTCCGTTAGTTTCAGTGAACATTTCGCTGTCTGGCTGATCGTATTTTGCATTCCAGTCAGCTTTCTGCCTAGCTTCAACTGTTTTTAATTCTTCTAGGTTGCGTGCACGGAAGTCTTCCCAGATTGTTGCTTGGTATCTTACGTAGGCTTGTTGAGCTGTTTCACCGTTACGTGTATAGACTTTAGCTTTTTCTACTGGTGTTGTACCCATAGCTATGCCTAGCTTTTTAGGGTCTGATAGTAGTTCATCGCTTGGGAAGTATTTAGCTAGTGTTTCTACTTTGAAAGCTGGCTTGCCTTTTGTTGCTTCCCATTTAGTTGGTTTGAAAGCTGGTGGTGGGGTTAGCGTTCTGCCTTCAGCTTTAACTGCTGAGTCCAACACTGGTGTTAGGTCTACTGGTGTGTCCAGTGTTTGTTGTAACAGTTTTAGTGTTGTTATATCTTTTGGTTTTTCTAGGAACGCTAATGTTTCTGGGAAACCTGAGTCTAGTTGTTTAATGATTTCTTGTAGCTTAGACACTAGTTCGGCATGCTCAGGCTGACCTTTTTTGTAGTTAGATGTTAGGTTGTCTGTTATCTTTTCTACTTCAGCTTTAATTTTTGCTAGCTGATCTGCGTTGTATAGCACTTCACCTCTTACAGGTGTTTTAACTAACATCAGGTCATCAAGGATGTTGTCTGAGTATAGTGTTAAAGCTGATGTCAGTCTTCCAAAGAATGCGTTTGCTGTTAATGCTTGTCCGGTTACTAGGTCTAGTTCTGCAGGTAGTAAAGAGTATTCTTCTGGGAAGAGTGCAGCTTTTTGTGGTGCAAAAGTTTTTCTTTTAGGGTCGAAGAAGTTGTAGTAGGAGTTTTGTCCACGTGTTTCTGTGGTCATTGCTCTGCGTGCTTCTGGTGTAAACATGCTTGAGTGTGATACCCATGCTGCTTCTTCTCCGTCTACAGCAAAACCTCTTCCTGATGCTGCGTGTCCGAAGAAGTCGTGTACTGCTCTGAATAGGTTGTTTTCTTCAATGGATAGGATTGGGTGTGGGTAGTCTACGAAGTCTATTTCGCTGTCTCGTACTTGTAGGCGCTTGTTGTTTAGGACGTCTTCCATCATTAGGCGTGAGTCTGGCATCATGCCTTTAGGACCTTTTACGTTGTATGGGTCGCCTTTAATGTACTCGATCTTGATGCCTAGAGTGTTGGTTAGGTAGTCGTATTGGCGTCTTGTTTCTTCAACGAGTTTGGCGTATGCAGATATTACTGCAGGGTTTGTTGGGTCGCTTACTAATTCGTCGTAGACTCTAGCCATTTCAGGAGCTTTTTCGCTAGCTTTAATTGCAGCATAGTTTATTTCTGTTGTGTCAAATCCGTTTGCTTTTTGGTATCCAGTTCTTGCTGGACCTATTTCTTGTTTTGATCTAGCGTAAACGGATGTTGCTACAGGAGTTTTTTCAACGATAGGAGCGACAGCTTTAGCTTTAATTGTTTTAGCTTTTGGTGTGGCTTTAACTTTTTCTACTGTAGCTACGGCGATGTCTTCGGCAGCTCCAGCGTCTTTGATGTCGTCTGCAACTTTTTGTGTTGTAGCGTTGTCGTCAATAATTTTTGTTACTACATCTGTAGCTTCATCTGCTACGTTTCCGATCGGAATGTCAGCTTTAAATAGGTCGTCTGATACTGCAATGTCTTCTAACGTTGATTCGAATCCGCCTTGCTTCTTTAAAGCTTTCATTGCTTTACGTTGTGCACGTGCTGCAGACCATTCAGTGTAGTTTTCAATGTTGGCTTGTTTAATTCCGAGCGCAAAGTTTTGTAGTCCTTGTGATGAAGCTACGCTGATCTTTTGTCCTGATGGTTTTAGAACGTCAGAGAGTATCCCGTATTCGCCTGTGACTTTAGGTAGGTTACGTAATCCGGGACGTGTAGCGTCAGCTGTAGCTCCTTGTACACCCTTCATAACTTCTGGTGTTAGCTTTACACCTTCTTTTGTTAGGCGGCTAGCTTCACCAATACCTCGTGCTGTACCTGTGATACCCTTACTGACAGCTCCTCCGGGGATCAACCATACTGGGTCTAATACTATGTCTAAAGCTAAACCTGTCCATGTTGCTGTGGTGTCGTCCGCCCCTAGGTCTTTAAGGTTTTCGGACCATGTACGCTTATCTGCTATACCTTTTCCAGCACCTTGAATAGCACCCATTCCTGTGATGTCTGCTAGCACGTTGCTAAAGTTGCCTTGACCTAGCTTGTTTACGCTTTCGCCTACACGTTCACCAATACCTGCTACAGCGTATGATCCGGTTGAAAGGAAATCTAATACTCCTTGACCTACGTTACCTGCTACAGAGATTGCGCTATCAACTGGGGTAACTTCTTCTGGCTTGTAAGGCTTGTAACCTTCCCACGGATTTTTTGATGGGGTGATTGTTTTGTTTTGCGCTAAGCGTGCAGCAGCTGCTTTAAAGTAGGCGTCAAAAGCTGAGTTAGTAGGCATACTACTAGTTTACCTGTTATTTAATGCCAGTATAGGTTTGTAGCAAACTATATAGTGCTGGGTCTGATTGTAGTACTTGTGCACCTTCAGGGTTTGCTTTAGTGTAGGCGTTAACTATGTCTAGCATGGTTGCTGCTCTACCTGTGTTTTGGCTTACTTGCGCTGCTTCAGTTGTAAACCATGGGATAAAGGTAGATAGAAGAGCGTTAGCTCCTGCAGCTGATGCTGGGCTAGCTTGAATCCAGACACTAGCTTTGTCCATAGGGTTTGTTACGTTGCCTTGGTTAGCTAAAGCTTGACGGTAACTTTCGTCAGCGTTCAAAACTGCTAGCTGTTCTGAAACTGATGGTGCTCCAGCAGATATTGCTTGCGATCTTTGAATCTTTGTTTGAGCTTCAGCGTTAGCTAGAGAGTTCAACATTTCTTCGTATGACATGTTTAACTGCTGTTGTGCTTGCTGTCCAGCCATGTCGAAAGCACCTGCTTGACGTGATGAAACTAGTTTAGCTAAAGCTTCGTTAGCTAGGATAGTGTCCATCGTTGTTTGACCTATTGCCTGCTGATCAGTTAAAGCCTGTTCGCCTCTTAGGGTAGCGATGTCACCAGCTGCGCCAGCTGAAGCTGATTCGCCTAAACCTAAAGCTGCACGAGCTTCGGTAGCTGTCTTAAGTCTTGTTGCGTCAGCTGAACGAGTTTTCTCTGCTTGCTGTGCTTGCTGTGCAGCTAGCTGTGAGCGTGTTACAGCTGACTGCTGACCGATACCTGCTTGTTCCTGAGCGTATGTAGCTGACTTACGTCCTAGGTTACCGAACAGGTCAGAGATCTGTGCAGAGTACGTCTGGTATCTTTTCGAAGCTTGCTTACGTTGATTACCGATAGTGCCTAATGCAGCGTCGTATCCACTTGTGTCTGCAGTGTTTTGCAAGAATGATAGTAGAAGGTCTCGTCTAGCGTCAGCTTCGCTTTGCATTTGATCGCCAGCTAGCTGATCCATCAAAGCTTGTTGGTCTCCTAGTTGACCTTTAAGTATTCTTGAGTCACGTGACTGCTGATCTGCAGCTTGCTGCATTCTGTCTTTAATATTTGTTTCACGGAACCCTTGTAGCTGTGATGGAGTTGGAATTGACATTCCAGTTTTAGGGTCAGTGTTAGGATTTTTGTACATCTGCTGCAAAAGGCTTAGTCTTTGCCTCTGCTCTTCAGGTGTGTATACCGGATCTGAATTGTACGAAGGGTTAGACATGATTAAACCTGTGTCTTAGCTGTAGAGGTGGCGTATTGTGCTAAAGCTTTTAGTCTTGCTTGACGCCCAGCACCTGTCTGTGTAGCCCAGTCGTATTTTGTTTTCTTGCCTGTGGCAGGATCAACGATTTCTTCTCCCGGAGCTAGTGGACTGATAGAGCCGTCAGCATTCATCTTTAATCCCTGCTCCATAAGGTTCATAGGGTTAGCTTGAGAGGTGTACTGGTTTTCAATTTTTCTGCCCTGCTGAGCGTACGCTGATTGCGCTTGTGTTCCTGCGCCTTTTGTACTTCCAGCGTATGCACCTGAAGATAGCATCCCACGGTAAGCCATTTCGTCTGCAATACGGTTCTGTGTGTCGGTTGCTTCTTGACGGTTCTGAGCTAGCGCACCTTCAGCACCGTATACGCTTGTGCGAAGGTTGTTTAGACGGTTTTGTTCGGCGTTACGACCAGCTAACCCTTCTTCCATAAGAGGGTTGTAGATAGCTTGAAAGGTTGGGTCATCCCAAAAGTTTGTTTTCTTTTTTGGTTTCGGAGCCATTACATGTACCTTCCAGCGTCAGAGCTACCGTACGCTTTTTTACCTGTAGCTTTAAGTCTTGCCTGTAACGCATTTCTACGTACAGCACGTTTACGGTCACGATCAGCGTAACCTGTTTTATCTACTGGACCCATTGTAGGGTTGTAGCGTCCACCGCCATAGATCTTAGCTCCAGCAGCGTACTCGTTGAAGCTAGGAGCACCGTAGCTGTTCTTCATTAAGACACTCCTTGAGTCTGTTTAGCTTTAATACCGAGTAGTGGTGTCAAAGTAAAGATTTGTGCTGGGGCAGTGGCAGAGCTGCCATCACAGTTCAAGTATACCTCAAAATAGATGCGTCTGAAACGTAAAGCGTTGTCTAGTTTAAGAAGCACTCTTTGTGGAATGTCGCCGCCTATTGTTCTTGTGCTTGTCACTACAGCGTCGGCGTCGCTTAGGCGATCCCAGTTACGGGTGTTTAGTTCATCCCAAGTGGTTAAATCTAGGGTATCCCATGTTGTGTTGGTTCCTGATAGGGCTACAACATAGGCTTTAGCTGTTACTGTGCCTGCAGCTGAGATATCTGCTGCCCACCAGTACAGACGTTTCCATTCGACTGGTGTTTCAAAGTCGTAGATTTTTGTCTTTACTTTGCAAACAAAGTTTTCTGCTGTTGATGTTGTAATTGGTGAGTTTACTATCTTGTATACAAGCCATTTAGCGGATGTGCCTGATCCGGTTATTCCGTAACCCACTTCGTTTACTAAAACTTCGTTGCTGATTGGTGGCATTTGTTTGATGTAGGCAATGTCTGTTGTGCTTTCCCATTGACCCCATGTGCCTGTGAGTAGGTTGATGACGTAAGTGTTTCCTGAGAACCATACGATTGCTCTGTCACCGAATACTGATAAGGCAAAGTTCTTTTTGTATGCTGGTGTTGCTGCTTTTGATGAGAATACGACTTGTTGTGCGTTGAGTGGTGAGAAGCCGTTGTTTTGTAGACGGTATAGTGTTTGGTCGTGGAGGACTACATAGCCGTTTCGGTAGGCTGCTACTGATTCTTTATTTTCAGCTCCGATGCCTGCTTGAAATAAGTCTATTTGTCCGGAGGTTGCAATCCCTGATGCTAGGTAGCTGAATATGTATGTTGATCCTGATTTGAATATAAAGATTTTGTCGGTGTCTGCGATCATCATTGTGATTGCTTGTCCATCACCTCGACCTACTACGGCTGAGTTGTTATCTGTGTCCCAAGTGTATACACCTGTTGGTGCTTCTAGGGTGATTACGTTGCTGTAGTAGAAGTTTGTTTGTGTCGCTGTTCCAGATACACCCCAACCAAACATGCGGTCACGGTATACGAGTAGTCCGTCGAGGGCTGGCATGGTTGGGATAGCTGTGCCTCCGACACCCGGCTTCCAACGTGTACCACCTGTTGATGCTTTGGATAGGACTATTTCTTCAGCGTACTGTACATAGCCGGTAGCTTTAAAAGCCCAGATTTCTGTCCATGCTGGTGACACTGTATTGAATACCCAAGTTTTAGCGTCTGTTGTTGCAACAATGTAGCGTACGCCTGCTGATGTCATAAAGTAGCCGAGGATGTCAATGTATTGTCCGGATACTGGTACACCAAATGTGCTGTCAGCTATTGGTGGTCGTGACTGTAATGCACCGTTTGGGGTGAACTCCATGTTAATTAGCTGAGATACTTCATTATCTGAGATAGATGATGGATCCCAGTAGTTGTTTAGACCGCCAGAAAAGTCTTTTAAAGCGATCTCTCTTGTACGGGATATAGATGTGCTATCCATAGTAGTCTTCTGGATCCATCATCACTGAAGGGTACAGGTCAATTTGTGACACGTTTTCTTTTTGGGTTAGTCTGTCTAGTCCATCACGGAACTGTGCTTGCTTGTATTGTGCTGCACTATAGTTTTCGTCTAGTTCTAGAGCTTGTGCTAGAACATAGTCAACTAGATGGTTTAGGTAGCGGTCAGGGATTGTTAGGTATGTTGATGAACTGATTGCGTTAATTGTTGCAGGAGTTTTAACGTACTCTAGTTTTAAACCATTGACATAAGTTTTGGTTGCTTTAGGGTAGAAAGTAATGATGCCGTTTCTTTCATACCAGATCGCAGGATAATCTGAAGTGATTTTCACTTCAGGGTCCATTTGTAAAACATATTCACGGTACTCTTGTGGGGACAAGTTTCTGACTGGTCTGCCATCAACGTAGACAGCTTCAATGAACTGTACTGCATCTGTAGGGAAAGTGTATTCTGTTTGTTCAGCAACATAATCAGAATATTTTGTTCCCTTTAACACAGGGTTATTGTTAATGATTTCCTGTTGACCGTCGTTGATCCATCGAATCATCATGGCGTCAGTTACTTGTGCACCTGAAGTGTCACCAAAAGTGGTACGTACTCTATCTGAGACGTCTACAGTGGTTTTTGTGAAAGTTTCTGCTGGCATTATTTCCTAAGTGTATGACCGTCATGCTTATATTCGTGCTTATTTGATTTTACCATTGACTTGAGCAGATCTTTACGTTCTTCGTAATATTCAAGTTCAGCTTTCATATCTAAAGCTTCTTGTGCTTTAGCTAAAACATCCCATTTGTCTATTTGATCGCTGTTCATGCTGTCACCCATAGCTAGTTCTGCTACTAGTCTGGCGTCGATCTGTGACTCGTGAAGTGTCTTAATCACGTATGGCGGTAGTAGCTCTGGTTCGTCTACTAGAGCGTAAGGTTTTTCAGGGTTAAATTCTGGATGTCCCGGAACAAGTTTTAGTAGACGTACTGTAGGGTACATGTCTTTAATGACTTTGGCTACTCGTCTTTGGTATTCGTGTGTTAGTCCGTCGATGCGGCTGAAATCTAGTAATTCCATTTTAGTCTCCTAGTAAAAAGTCCAAGGATATCAGGAGAGACGGTGCCTGATATCCTTGGACAATTATTTTATTTTAGTAGTTGTTTCCTGCTTCGGTGATACCAGTCATAACTGCGTGTGCGTTACGACGGTAAGTACCTAGCTCTGAGTACTGGTACAGAG